CTGCTAACGGTCAATTCTTCACTGTACACAGTGTTATCAATGAATTTACCTTCCGTTACGCAACGAATGGTATTCCTGCTGATCTATCTCCTTCTGGATTCCCTGCTCTATTCCTATATGAGTGGGCAGATGCGAGAGTACGTGCTGGTATGTTTGATGACCAAAATGGTATGTTCTTTGAATATGATGGTCAGAATCTCTACTGTGTAAGAAGAAACTCAACTGCTCAAATGGCTGGTTCAGTTGCTTGTACATTCAAGAGTAACATTGTAACGGGTACTGGAACAAGATTTACTAAGCAGTTATCTGCTGGTGATTTTGTGGTCATCCGTGGTATGAGTTATAAAGTAACTGCTGTTGATTCAGATACACAGATTCATATTAGTCCTTCCTATAGAGGAACAACAAGATCAAGAATCGTTATGTGTAAGACTATTGATCTTAAGGTTGCTCAGTCAAACTGGAATATTGATAAGTGTGATGGATCTGGCGTAACCGCGTTCAAACTTGACATCCATCGCCAGCAAATGGCATACATGGATTACTCATGGTATGGCGCTGGTAAGGTACGCTTTGGATTCAAGGATCAAAGAGGTATCGTAACTTACGTTCATGAGTTTGTTCACAACAACAAAGAGAACGAAGCTTACCTCCGTTCTGGTAACCTACCTGCTCGTTATGAAATTGAAAACGGCGAAAACCCAACCTATGCTCCATCACTCTATCACTGGGGTGCTTCGGTAATCATGGATGGTAAGTTTGAGGATGACAAGGCATACCTCTTCTCCGTTGCTTCTGGTTCATCAGGTTCTGATACTATCTCCATTCCAGCAACACTTGCTGGTACTGCGGTTCCAATTCTCTCAATTCGTCTTGCTCCATCGGTTGATACTTCACTTGTTGGTCCTCTTGGCGAAAGAGATCTCATTAACAGAATGATTCTAAGAATGAACTCAACTGGTCTTGTTGTTGGTAACACAAATAGCAAACCTGCTTCGGTTCGTCTCATTTTAAACGGTAACCTATCGCAGTCTGCTTACTTCACTAACTATGGTGCTCCTTCACTATGTCAAATCATCAAGCACACTGGTCAGGCAGCTGATACAGTAACTGGTGGTATTACGATCTTTGAATTCCGTGCTGCGGTCAACTCACCAATTACACAAGAACTTAGTGAACTCGTAGAACTTGGTAATAGCATCCTTGGTGGTGATTATGTCTATCCAAACGGTCCTGACGTTCTTACTCTTGCTATTGTTCCAACTGATACTGCCGCTGCCACAACCGTCACAGCGCGTCTCACATGGGTTGAATCACAAGCCTGATTCATTTCCAACCTACTTCGAGGAGGGGGGCAACCCCCTCTTTTTTTATAAATATCTTTAGGAAATAAATATAGGACTGGTAAATGTCGGCGTCAAAACCAGCAACAAGAACCGAATTAAAAGAGTATTGTTTAAGAAAACTCGGAGCACCTGTTTTAGAAATCAATGTTGCGGAACAACAAGTAGAAGATTGTATTGATGATGCTTTGCAATACTTCCACGAACGTCATTTTGATGGTTCGGAAAAAATGTATTTGAAGCATAAGTTAACTGCTGATGATGTCACTCGTTTCCAACAGACAGATGAGTTTACAAATACAACTGCTCCAGATGCTGCTGTTTGGGAAAATAGAAAGAACTTTATAGAAGTGCCAGACCATGTGTACGGTATTTCAAGAGTATTTGGTGTGTCATCCAACTTCCTCAGGAATGACCTGTTTGGTCTATCAAACCAGTATTATCTAATGGACTTGTTTGCCATCTCTTCTGGTGGTACATTTTCATACGGCAACTTTGATATGACAAACTATTATATGATTAAACAGTATTTTGAAACTCTTGATATGGTTATCAATACTGGCGCTTTTGTTGAGTATCGTTTTAATAAGAGACAGAACAAACTCTATATTGATGTTGATGTCAATCGAATAAAAGAAGATGCTTATCTTCTAATCGATTGCTACAGAGCATTAGATCCAAATGAATTCACCAAAATTTGGAATGACTTTTGGATGAAAAGATATGTTACTGCTCTCATCAAACGTCAGTGGGGACAGAATCTAATCAAGTTCAATAATGTTCAATTGCCTGGCGGCGTATCATACAACGGTCGTCAAATCTACGAAGATGCTCTCAGAGATATTGATGAAATTGAAAGCAAGATAATTTCTGATTATGAGTTACCACCTTTAGACATGATAGGCTAATGGCAAAAAGTCAATACTTCACCCAATTCGGTGGAACGTCCAGCGAGCAAACTTTAGTCCAAGATTTGGTAGACGAGCAGATTAAACTGTTCGGGCAGGATGTCATCTATGTGCCAAAAACAATGTTAATTGATAAAACTTTAAATGATGTAATTCTTTCAAAGTTTGAAGATAAAGTAATGATTGAAATGATGTTAATTAATGTCGAAGGATTTGGTGGTTCTGGTGCTGTCGCAATGTCTAAGTTTGGTCTTAGATTGAGCGACGAAATTACATATGCTGTATCCAAGAGAAGATGGATTAATTATGTGGAGACAGAGATTGACACAAGAGTTCCTGATAGACCAAATGAAGGAGATCTTCTTTATGTGCCAATGACAAAAAATCTTTATGAAATTAAATTTGTAGAAAGAGAAGTTCCTTTCTATCAGTTGGGAAAAAATTATATTTTTTCTATGACTTGTGAACTTATTGAAAATGCCGACAATTACTTCAATACAGGTGATCCTGAGATTGATGATCTCACACAAGAATCCCATGTATTCCCTGTAACAGTAAAAGCTGGTGGCACAGGAACATATGTTGTTGGAGAAGAAG